GATTGATAACACTTAGCAAGAATGTATTCTTTTAAAGTATTTAGATGAGGTCTATCGTAATCCCATAAACTCAGTTTACCGTAGGTGCCATCCTTAGCGATGCTTTGTCCAATCTCATACACTTCTTGTAGGAGTGCTTTATTGAACGCAGCATCGAAAGGAGATTGATACTCCCAAACTGGGCTCAACCACCAGTTAGATCGTTCCATATTAGGCCGTTACTTTCTTTAGCTTTGCAGAAACAGTAGATAAAAGAGCGTTCGCACGCACAACAGCGCTTGCTGTCCAATGGCTACCGTAGAAAGCTGCCCACATAGCGAGCAGTACAGGTAGACGATGACGGCGATCACGCTCACGAACGCGTGGCAGTTTGTCTAAGAAACGACAGATTGGAACGCCAATGGCCATAAGCACTTTACCATGAAGGTTGTCTTCACGCAATGCGCCCATCTTGAAAGCCATATGCTCGGCCCAAGGAATACCCATCTCAGTTGCCATCTTACGGGTCAACTCTTTCTGAGCTTCGACGCGCTTTTCTTTATCGCGAATCCAGAACATGAAGTCAGGACCTTTACCATCCATCCATGCAGTTACGATACGCGCCCAGCGGATATAACCGCGGTAAACTACTTTATCATTCTTAAATAACCACTTACCGTATGCCTGGTCAGCCGCAAAGATTGCAGGAGCCATAGCGCCGATGTCATAGAGTTTAGAACAAATAATTTTAGAGCAGTTACAAGCGCAGTTGCAGTTGTATGACACTTCACCAGTAGTACAGTTATATGTACAAGCGCAGTTAGCGCCAACTTGCAAGAATGGCTGTGGATCGCAGTTTACGCAATCTACGCCACCTGCAATAACGCAGTTGGTACATTGAATATTACCGCAGTTACAGTTCTCAGTACAGTTGCCGTTGGCGCAGTTACCTTCAGTGGTATTCTGAAAGAAACTCATGCCATAAAACACTGACATATTTGGAATGGCTGGTCGAACAGCAGGTTTTACTTGGTCATTCAAGAAACTTAGAGATGTTGTATAAGTAGGAGCCTGTCCTATTTCGGTGCTTACATCACTGAAAGCAATTGGCCCGCTAGATTGGATTGTCATAGGCGACCTCCGATTTAGAGTAGATAGGAACGTTATCAACTACCTCTGTGATGTGATTCACGATTTTGATAGGAATAACCTTACGAACTGACTCTTCTTTGTGCTCAAACAACGTACCAAAGATATCTTGGCGTTCCAAAGGTAAGTCATCATGTTTAATATGAATTGGGATATACCCAGTCATTTTGTGAATGGCTAAGGCGAAATGCGCAATATTGTCAGAGTAGGCGTTAGCACATGAAATCTTCCAGAACTTATTGTCTAAGAACATACATGCACCTTTACATAGATGCAAGACAGGACACTTAGGACATTCATCGCGACGTGCCCAGTGTGTAGAGGTTGTTATAGAGACGTTATCGAAATCGTCAAGAGACCCGCCTAAGTGGGACTCCCCGTTTTTCGATGTTTCTACGGCGCTCACGTTTTGGCAGGTAATCACGTTGCCGTGCAAATCTACAGCCATTACGTCCTCTAAATCCATACCACATTTTTGAGGCAATGTGGAAGCGTGTTTCTGTGACAGCACGTCAGTAGTGAACTGATTTATCTTCTGTAATTGCATCTTAAACGCGATATCGCCATCGGTTGTAAAGATATCTGAGAATGCTAAACGTCTAAACTCGAAATGGTCTTGTTTAGTAAGTAATGAGTTAGTGATACCATCTTCATCATACGCATCTACAATACCGCCTTCGCCGATCGAAATGTTTGGATCGCCCGTAAGCTCTCTAAACCAATCTGAAATGGCCTTACGGCTCTTATTCTTTGCAGATAGCATAGAGTTAAAACTAATGCCTTTGTTAAGGCGCGTCATCATGCGATAAAAACCTAATAATCGCTTCTTTGTTTCAGGATCGTCAAATGGATCTGGACCGCGAACAGATTGTCCGGGACCGTCATGCGAAATTGACACAGAAAAATCTTGCATCATTAACCAGTCGATAATCTCATCAGTGAGAATCGAGCCGTTTGTAATCATTGCAAATTTAGGCTGGCGCTTCCAATGTTTATACTTCTCGCGAATGGCTTCTGCCAATGGCTTCATTGTCTTCCAATAAACCAAAGGCTCGCCGCCCCAAAACTCAACTTTGAGTCCTTTTTCTTCGGTGATATCTAAGACGTCAAGCTTAGCCATAAAATTGGCGATATCTTTAGGTGATGTAGAATCGGCACGCTCAACGAATTTCTGAGAGCAGTAATCACAAGAGTAATTACAACCTAATCCTAGCTGAATCTTTAAGAAGCTGATTTCTTTAGACTTCTTGAGTGGTTCATCCTTACTAAAGATTGTAGCAGGAACGGAGTTATCAGCCCTTTGGTTAGGAAAAGCGTATAATAGACCTGTTTCGTCCGTTAAGACGTTTGTCATATTATCGTAAAAGAATGTACGACGATCGTTAGCGGACTTTTCTGCTAAAATTTCGAATACTGCCAATTTATATCTCCTGTTAGATTTTAAATATCACTGTAACACCTTTAGAGCGACCGTAAGACGCTAGATTGCTATGACCCATATTTAAGGCTTTGCATAAAGCTGTTAGTGATTCATATTCAGTGTCTGTTTCGACATGAATGCACGGTCTACGTTTAGAATCGTTTAAACGTTTCATATGACCGGTTGTAACATTATTCAGACCACTCTGACGACCGCCTCGCTTTCGCTGTTCAGTCGTCATGCGGGTTATTCCAATTTGACCTGCAAGTGAAGCACTTTTCTTTCTAGCCTTTGCGTCAGCCGCCATAAACGAAACTGCACGAATATCGCCAGCATTGCCGTACATAGCGAACAGTAAGCGATGTGCTAGAACGTGTTCACGATATGTTAGCAGTACTATGTTGCTTTTATCGTCAGTTCCGCCTTGGTGGCGTGGAACTATATGGTGTGCCTCGAAATACTCAAGACCTTTTCGCCGATTATTAGGCTTCGTAAGATTTGCGTAAATCTTGGCATAGTTCATACAATCATACTTTCTACGTCAGTTAACGTGAGTGAGTTATCACTTAAAAGATACGTTGACATTGCTAGAGCGATTAAGGGGTCAATTCGTTGTGAAGACTTAGATTTATCTAGTTTGCGATTTCCAGTAGGATCGGATATCACGATAGCGTTAGACGCGGCCATATTTAATAGCGGGTGGTTAGCGTGGTGTAAAATCTTTTGTAGTAAAAGTGATTCTAAACCTTCTAGTCTCAAAGAAAAATCCTTGAAACCTTGTCCCACTGGGATCCATTCTGCTTCTTGAGCGAAGCCAGTCTTTTCTGCGGCTACCTTGAAATCATCAATACGCCATCTATCGAAACTTAGCGATGCTATATTCCAACCTTGAGTGCGTGTTGCTAGCTCTTGAGCGATCATCTCATAATTTAAATGAGCGCCTGGTAACGCATAAATAAAGCCATCTCTTACCCACTGATCATATGGAACTCTGTCCGTTTGTGCTCTATCGACTAAACCGTCTAAAGGCGTAAAGATAAATGGAATAGTATGCACATGTCCTGTTTCAGGATCGCGAACCGAAGCTACTGCCGCAGTTAAGTCGTTCCTTGCTGAAAGGTCGAGGCCAAAGTGAACTGGCTCGGTTTCGAATAACTCCATATTGATCGGTGCATTACATTCTTTCCACACGCTAGGTGAAACGAAAAGAGTGAGTAACGATACACGCTGATTCAAAAGGAGATTTCGCGCTGCAGCTTCCGAGGCAGGCATACGCGCAGCCTTTTCAAGCTGTTGACGTAAGTCGTCTTTCGAGCGGAATACGCCAAGCGCAGGATTTGCTTTAATCCACTGGGATTCGTCAAGTAGATCACAATCTTTGTCGGCCTCGTGAACGTGGCACACAGTAGTTGGATCGATAGAACGAGTCGCATCGTCAATCCACATACTGAGCATGTCAGAGTCGGACGCGGCTTGAGTGGAGATTACGAAAAGTAAAGGGTCTTTATGCGCACCTTGAGAGGTGGTAATGGCTTCGATAAAGGAGTCACGAGGACCTATGACTTGACCAGTTTCGTCAAGAACGGCAATGTAAGGCGATAAGCCTTGCGAAGTAGCGCCGTCTTTGGCTAGTGCTTTGTATTCTGTATTGGTTGCTATGCCTTTGAGACGTTTGCCGGATGGTATGACTTGGCACCGCTTAGCCATGTTTGGGTTGAGCGATACCATCTTTGACATTGCTGTAAAGAGAATCGAAGCCTGCTCGCGCGATTGAGCACCAGATACGATCTGAGCGTTCTTTGGAGCAAGTGGGCCAATGATAGAGGCAAGTACAAGTGGTGCAATAATCGTTGACTTGCCGTTCTTACGGGCAATAGATAGAATTGCAGTTTTTGTGCGTCTTTCGCCTATGTCATTCTTATTATCGTAAACGGAGCGAATAAAGGCTCGTTGGAATGGCAGCAGTGTAATCGGTTTACCTACTAAAGCACCTTCTGGCACCTTGCATTCCGCTTCGATAAAGCGCATTACACGCTCGGCGTCTGTTAACTCTTCCCACTTCAGTTTTGAGAAGTTACGATCTTGAGGAATTGGGCCGCTTTTGATGGCGGCTTGGATCTCAGGAGAGTAGTCAGACCAGTCTTGTGTAAGTTTTGTACTCATCTTCTTCTTAGGTTATTGGGTCACTTGGCACTCTTAGGCCCACTCACTGTCTTTAGGAAAGCCATCAGCGCCGATAATAGGACGCTCTTTATAGTTTTCTGATCTTCCTAAGGAAGTGGCAGCCCGGGAGTGGCATGACGGACAAAGCGTTCTTAAGTTATTGAGATCCAAAGCTAATTCTGGATATTGCTTACGAGGCTTAATATGGTCAACTTGCATCCGGGGCGCATTTTGCCTACAGATCGCACAGAACGCGTGATCGCGAGTTAACACAATCTTGCGTACATTTCGCCACGCTGAGGAGGCGTAGAAAGGGTCAGCAGCGTTCTTTGGCATATCTGGCCCAGCGTTCTTTGGAGCGTTGAGATAGTAAGAGCTTCTGTTCAGGAGACATTACACGAC